TGATGATCAAAAGCAGATTGATCAATTGGAACATTCCACAACCCCATCTTTCCAAAAGCACGCCACATTTCTAATTTTTGTTTATCAGTTGACCAAAGAGTAGATTGTGGGTTTCCTTTCATCCAACGTTCCAGCCACGTTCCGACAAATTTCATTTTTAAAAACATATTATAATCAGATGAAACAATTATACGACTTTTTGGAATCACTTCAACCTTAACCGACACTCTGGCTTTTTGATACAGAAATGATTTTAGCCTGTCAAGCTTGTTTTCAGTTGAAAGCACTGCACTCTTAGCAAACTTTGAATTGTATGGAGTAAATGACTCGTCACCGATCAATATTTCCTCTCTTTTCCCATTTGGGTCAAAAGCTGAACCAGAGGTCGACGTAAGAGGTATATTTTGGCAAAACTGTTCAGCATTATATAATGGCTCTAAAATACCGTCTTTCCAGTTTAATAACTCTCGAACTTTATATCTAAATTTTGTGAGATAAAGATCTTCGTCGTTATTATATGTTGGAAAAAATTTATTATTAACCCACGCTCTTATCTTATCTCGTTGGTCGGTAGTAACAGAAGCAACATTGAAGCCATAAAGCTGTTCAATGCCAACATAAACATAAAATTTTTTATCAACTTTAGGTCCATGTACTAACATATATGTGCTTAGTTCTTTAAGTAAAGATTGGTCAAACATTCTCTCACGTATTTGATATTTCTTTATATCTTTCCCATTGTGTGTTTTTTTCAGTAGTGTTTTATAGAATGCCCAATTTAAAGAAATAACAGGATTATTGTTAATAAGTTCAATTTTTTTGGATGGTTTCAATCTGTACGATGGGACATGTCCCGTTTTTAATTCAGAATTTAAAAGAATAACGTCTGACACTTTCATTTTTATTTTTGGTTTTTTCATATCATCGGTTTTCACTACCCTAGTTAACCTAGATTTATTCAACATTGGTAGTAATACTTTGTCAAGGTGAGCAAGATCTGATTTATATTTATTAGATAACATATAAAGTAAATCCCTGGCCTTAACAAACTCAAAATCATAAATTGCTTTCTCTAAAGCAGCCAACGCATTGTCATCTATTTTGCTATACTAAATAATTTCAACTGCTCGGTCATTTCATCAGTATCAC